AATGTCAAGGGAATGGAATAATCCTACCAGAGAACCCTGGAATGGACCTATACACAGAATTCTAAAGGCAGTTGATAATCATACAAAATTATACCTTGAAACTGGTGATAAGTGGCACGAAGAAAAGGCACAAATATTGAGAGAATATGTTTCAGAACTTAAGGATTGGATTATTGAGGAAGAAATAAAATGATTGAGATGATAAATATTCATAGTTCATAAACAAAGAAAATGAAGAGACTTCTATTAGTTTTTTCATTATTCCTTACTATTCCTGTTTTTGCAGGTGAAATTACATCAAAGATTACTGATTCTATACAACTAAACGTACAGGGTGCTGCGATACAAACAGAAAAAATTGGAAGTTCCTACTCGGCATCAGGAACTAATGTAAATGTTACAACCCTGGGGGGATTGACTGGCGGCACATCAAGTGCAGCTGCAACAATGTCTTCTGGTTCTTATGCTATCAATACCAACGGGCAAGCATTTACTTTTTCTGAAGCACTAACGGTTGGTGATAGTACCACATCAACACAATCTGTTGCTGCTGGTGTTATTGGAACACCTACCTTGTATGGTAAAAATACCACACAGGCAGCAGGAGACAAAGGTACTCTTGCTGGTACATTATCGCCTACTGGTATTTCTAATATTACTGCTGGTGGTGCTGGAACTTCGGCAACAGCACAACGTACTATTGAATTAAGCGTATTCAAATGAGACACTTAACTCCCATTCTGCTTTTAGCAGTGGGAGTCATTTGTACTCCTGCTTATGCTGAAAGTGTGGTTCCTAATTTCACAAGAGGAACAATTAATTCAACTACAGACACTCAAACAAAAATCGTAGAAGTTATTCGCCAAGTTGAATATACAACTGGCACATCTTATACTGTAACTGGAACCAATATTAACATTCCTGGAACTCCTAAACAAGGAGCAAGCTATACTATTATGAATCAAGGTGCTCCGTTCCAATTTAGTGAGACATATCTAGGACCTGGAATTGCGAAGGAAACATGGATAGACAGAACTACGGATCAAAAATCTTCAACAACCTCAATATCTGTATTTACGCAGTAATAATTTCTTTATTAACTGCATCAGGTAAAGCACAGCAAGCACCCTCTAATACAAACATAGCAGGACCAAGTGCTTCTGCAAGTGGCAGTGTAGTGAATCAGGCAGTACAGGTTCTTCAAGGTCCCTACTCAACAAATACTTATGGTGGTGGGGTTTCTTGTCAGGGTCCTACGTTCTCATTATCACCATTTATTTTGGGGAATATGAATGGAAGTAGAGATCCAGCAGCATTTCAAACTCATAGTGCTAATGGTGGATTATCAATGGGATTTAACTTTCCTCTTGATGGATCTCTACAAGAGTTATGTAAAGACAGGGTTCGTATAGAAATTGCAAGACAAAGTGCAGAAACCTCAAAAGCACGTCTTGATTTTGAACTTGTAAGAGCACTCAAGTGCCTAGAGTTTATTAAATCTGGTGGGTTCTTTCACCCAGAAAGTCTTTATGGAAAAATATGTGCCGATATAATTGGGCCATCTCCTAATGGATACTTGATGACTGGAAATGGTACAGTTTTTCCAAAAAATAAATAATCATATAAAATTATAAATTTATGATCAACATAACGTTACCGAAAGAAGTGATCCTGAGGGCAGTTAAGAACTGTGTTGCAGTTTATGCTGACAAGAACGATTTTATTGTAGACAAAAGTATTCCTGGTTATTGTATTCTTTCTATTGAAGGAACCAATGAGACATCAGACTGGGCAACTAATCTAAGATTTTTATTCCGTAGTGAGGATACTCACAGAGGATTTAAAGTTAATGCAACCAGAACTATTACGGAATTGGTTCTAAACTATGAGTCACTAGAGAAAGGTAGAAAACTTATTCTTTCAGGGCACTCTCTTGGTGGTGCTACTGCTACTGTTATTGCGGACCTTATGCTTCCATCTGCACCAGATCTAGCAATCATTACCATTGGATCTCCTCGTCCAGGTGGTAGAAAACTCAAGGATAGATTAAAGAATACAGAGCATCTTCGTTTCGTTCATGGGAATGATGTTGTTCCAACTACACCACCTTGGATTAATGGATACATACATACTCATGATGAAATTCATTTAGAAGATATTAATGATAAAAGATTTGATGGTGTGGAAGATCATAATGCTGTCTATTATTACAACGCAATTGAGAAGTTACTAAAATGAGAAACATTGCATTAGTTTTTTCTACATTAAGTTTAGTTTTGAGTGGTGCTTTGTGTGTTGGTGCTTATGTTACCTACAAGAAAGCAGAAGCAATTCTCAACAATCCAGAAGAGTTTGTGGGTGCTGTGGTAGAGAAGCAAGTGTCAAAAGCATTGGAAAAACTACCCATTCCTAAACTAAATATTAAGGAATTTAAGATGCCCTTCTAATGGATAAAGATCCTTATATTTACAGAGTAAAGGAAGTATTAAAAATAGTTGATGGTGACACAATAGATGCGAACATTGATTTGGGTTTTGATATCTCTCTTACTAAGCGAGTACGCCTTAATGGTATTGATACTCCAGAGAGTCGTACCACAGACCTTAAAGAAAAAACACTTGGATTAGAAGTCAAAGAATGGCTCAAGCATAAGTTAGAAGGTGCTAAAGATATTCTAATCAAAACACAATTACCTGATAGTACCGAAAAATATGGTAGAATTCTTGGTAATTTGTATATTAATAATGAATCATTATCGCTCAATGAGCAAATGATCAATGCTGGATATGCTTGGTCGTATAAAGGTGACGCTAAAATAAAAGATTTTGCTCTATTAGAAGCAAAAAGAAAAAAATAATTAAGTATTGTTTGCTTTTTTATATTGATCTTGTTTTGCTTTCTTCTGTTCCTTTTTAAATAACTTTAGATTTTTCTTATCTAACTCGGCAGTAAAGTAGAGTTGTAATTCATAATGAGTAAGGTCTCTGTTCAAGAGTTTCTTACCCCTTATAAGTATCTGTTGAACGATAGGTTTCATCTTTGCTACCATCCATTCCACCAAAGATTTGCCAAGCAGAGCCGCAGCAACAGAAGCAGTAGCAGTGGTGCCAGCAAGAATAACCTGTTCTCTCGGTGGTATTGGAACTTGCCCGATGATTGGTACTTCAATTACAGGAACTCCAAGATTAGTGTTTACAGAAAGTTCTGTATTTTTACGAGTATCTTGTTGAGTATCTTGGTCTTGGTTTTTTTGTGGTAATAACTGCCGAAGTTGTGGAAGTATTACAGGTGGAGGAGAATCAGAAAGTTTTCTTTCTTTTTCTTTTTCTTTTTCCTCTTCTTCTTTCTTTTTTTGATCTGATTTGATAGCAGAATCAACCTGTGGTTGAGTTGGAATATCAAACACAGGATATTTTAGAGTTGGATTTGGAGCATCAAATACTGGACGTTCTAAACTATTTGTAAGTGGTATTGGAAGTCTCTTATCTACCAACTGGGAAGGTAGTATTGATGATTGTGGTACTTCTTGTATTGCATTCTGAACAACCTGTGATTTCCTTTGGGGCAATATTTCAGGTGCTTGTGATGAAGGTATGATTTCATTTCGCAATGAAGGAATCAATGATGAGTTCTGTGTTGGAATTCCTTGGATTCCTTCCAGTTGTGGTATCGGCATCTTACCTTACTATTAGATATTATGCTCTTGTGCGAGGTTGAACTTGACCTTCCAGAACCTCAACTCTTTCTTCAAGAGATACTTCTTCAGTATAATGTGTTGGGGGAGATTCTATCACAAACTCTTTACGGGGTTCTTCTTTTTTTTCGTCATCTTCCTCTCCACTTTTTTTCATAGTGTTGATACCGAAGGTTGCGGCAGATGCGGTGAATACTGTTGCAATAAATGTAGGGTCCATTTTGGTAAACATACCAGCATAACTTGCAGTAAGTAGGGCAGCACTCCAACTCAAAATAATAATACGAATCAATTGCCCCATAGTATTTTCCCTTTTCTTGTTCATTTTACTTTGTGCGATGGGTTAACTTTTTTTCCAAGCTTCACCTTCTGCTTTTCTTCTACGTGCCAATCCTGCTTCTACATTAGACCCAGGATTACGGTAGAGGTATAGAGCATCGGGAACTAAATCCCATTCTTTATTCTTCAGTCGTTTAGTGATAGTATTAAAATCTCCAGATCCATAGAATCCAGCACCTAGATTATAAGCAAATGATAAAAGTGCTCCACGCTTACCATCAGTCATCTCATTCCAGTATGGGATTTTACGAAGTGATGGAAGAAACTCTTTCTTACATTGAGCAATCAAAAGTTCATCTGCTTCTGCTTGAGTGAGAGTATCACCAAGATAAAATGGTGATCCATCTTTTTTACGTGTAGATCCCCAACCAATAGTGATTGGAAGATTACCAGATAGAGGATCTGGATATGCTTTGAGATGACATCCTTCAAACTCTTTGATGAGTTTTATACCCATCATAGTCATATCATCACTACCTACTACAGGAGCAGCAACAGGAGCAACTCCCTTACCACACTTTGGGCATACTGTAGGTTCTGTTGAAGAATCCCCCTTTGCTCTATAAATCTCTGCCCAATCTGCATTATCTTCTAGATACTTGTTAGGTAGATTATCCTCTAACCATTGAATTCCTTTGATATGGTTGGGGTTCTTCTCATTATAAAACTTGAAGAAGTTATGTAGATCTATACGTGCCATTAGTTTTCTCCTTTATTAGTTAAAAATGCGACCCCAACCGTCATTGCCACCAGGGCACCAACGATATTTGAGAACTGCTTTCGTATAAATGGTCTTTTTACCATTTTCTACTGGTCCAGTATAGTTATCATTCAAAGAACCATAAGGATCATTAACATAATAACCTTTCTTATCTGGAGTGTGTCCGATGACTACACACATGTGGCCGCCCGTAGGATTAGATAAAGAACCACGATGTAGGATGCCAATAACAACAGGTTTGCCATTATCAATGCTTTTATCAATATCAGAAAAAGAAAGATTATAACTAAAATGCGACTGAACTCCGTAATTTGCGAGAACTTGTGTCTGCACTCCATGATCAGTTGTATCACCGATAGCAAAAACTTTTGTAACATACTCGTCATCACCTTTGATGCTTCCTGGTTTTAGAAATGCCAAGCACATAGCACAAGAAGAACTGTTACAAGTTCTTTGGGCATCACGATAGTTATCTACTTGATTGAAATATGGGACTGCTAATACTGATGGTGTTGGTGGTTTGGTTCTAAAGATACCAATCCAATCTCCCTCTGCATCATCAAGAAACTCAGTAGGAAGGTTATCTTCTAACCATTGAACTGCTGCTACGTGATTAGAATTACCATCATCATAAAATTTAAAGAAGTTGTGAAGGTCTAACGTCATTTATTAATTTTACAACATGCATGTATTTATAGTTTTCTGTCATCAAAATAACCAATTTTTATAACTATAAGGCAAATGCTCACACAAAAAAATAATAAAGTTTCTGTGTAGTACATATTTAGTATCTGAATTCGTTGATTTTTTCTAGAACTTTATCTAAATATACATTTGCTAATGTTTTGGGGTCTGATGAATACTGGGTTATTTTTTCTTCGTATAAACTTTGTTTTAATTTTAATACCCAGCACTTAATTTCGTCTTTGGTCAATTGATTTTTTGGCATAAAAAGAGGAAAGACTCCATTCTTATATAGAACAGAGTCTTTTTGTATAGGGATAGTTAGGTTAGGATTTCAGAATACTCCAGGAAGTATTTGACCAGTAGTCAAGTAAGTGCCAACGGCAATTACAAATCCCAGCATTGCTAATCTCCCATTTAGTTTCTCAGCCCTTTGAGCATAAGTTTCTTGTTGATGTTCTTCCATGTCTTTCTCCGTAATGTACATTTTAGGTTCGACAGCAAACATATTTTGACGATTGCCGTCTTCGGTTGTGATTGTCATATAGTTTTATAAAAGAAAGGGAGGATTTCTCCCCCCATTTCAATCCCGTGGAATTCGACGGGATTAGAACTTGATACCAACACCAACGGTTCCAGTTACATTGTAACCTTGACCACTGCCGTAGTTATAAGTGGCACGACCAGACCTTACAGAACCAAAGGTTTCTGCACCAGTTTCTGCAAAAGGAATTTTGGCATCAGCAAATAGAACGATGTTTTTTGCTACTGATACTTCAGCACCAACTACACCGACACCAGCACTCTG